AGAAATCAGTCCGATAGGTTTTCTGAAGAACTAACCGTCCGTAGTAGGCTTCTTGTTTAAAAAACTCATAAAGGATAGACTTTGTAAAAGGATTTCTTAGCCTAGTCCTCTCACCTAGATCATTAAGTTTTTGTGCAATTGTAGGAACTCCCAGGCCCTCCATATACCATCTAAAGACCTGCTTAACAATTTTAGCTTCATGTGGTTCTATCACATAAGTATCGCCTTGCCAGCGATAACCGTAGATATCCTGTGGGATGTAAGGTAGCCCCTGTTCAAAGGATTTCTTAACATACCACTTAACGTTCTCACTGATGGACCTCGATTCCTCCTGTGCCACTGAAGCGAGTAGAGTTAGTAATAATTCACCGTCTGATGTCAGAGTTTCAATTCCTTCTTTCTCAAAGCGGATATTTACACCTAGTTCCTTTAGTTCTCGAACAGTCGTGAGTAACTCTACCGTATTACGACCAAATCGAGAAATAGACTTGGTTAAAATTAAATCAACTTTCCCTTCGTGACAGGCTTTAATAAGTGCTTGGAAGTCACTTCTGGTCTCCTGACTTTTTCCACTAATGCCATCATCAATGTAAATCCCTGCGAATGACCAGCAAGGATTAGACTGAATGAGTTGATTATAGTAACTGACTTGGTTTGACAAAGAATGCTTCAAACTTGAATGCGAAATCCGTGCATAGGCTGCAACCTTTAGCTTTGTTGTCAAGCTAGGGTTTATAGTTTTAATTTGAGTAACTGTTTTCAAATTGATACAACTCCTTTCCGTTACTATATATCACTCTAAAGCACTAATTTATCAAGTTATAACCCCCTCATACTGGCTAATAATTGGATGATATTTTTCTTTCATTCTGTCCATAAAACAAAGAAATACCACCTCATCAATCACTCCTTGCGTCAGGAGAAGTTTAGCCTGAGATAAGGTTAATTGATACGTTAACTCATCATAAAAATGTTGTGGTTTCATGCTCTCTCCTTTTGAAATCTGGTCTTGATATAGCACTCATGACTACAATACTGACGTTTGTTATTACCATAAGAAGAAAAAATCTTCTCACAACCTTTACATATATGTTCAGTATATGCCTTTTTATTTACCTCACTTTGATGACAATTCCACCAAGTCATGCGACAGGTTGTAGAACAAAAGCGTTTCTTTTTCTTACCTTGGTGACTCTCTAACATCTTGTCACAGACAGGGCATTTAGCTTGTGTCTTATCTTGATTTGGTTTAGCTGTTATACCTTGCCTCTGACAAAATGACTTCACAGTATTAACCGATATGCCTAACTCACTGGAAATACGCTTATAGCCTCGTCCTTCTTTACGAAGAAGAGTGATTTGTTCTTTTTGTTTTGAATTCATATTAGCCCTCCTACCTTACTAAGTAAGACTGAGGGCATTTTTTCCGCTTTTTAGGCAAAAAAAATAAGCCTGACAGAAAATACATTCCATCAGGCTTAACATAAGTTACTGTTTAATTGCCTTTTCCAAGGCCTGTACTGAAGCAACCAATTTCTCATCGTCAAACTTTTGTGATTCTAAAAATCGGTTGAAGTCACCATCATCTAAGTTGAGATGTACAGCTCCAGCATTTTGCAACTGAACAACTGTATCAATATGACCAATCCCAAAGACAGCACCATTAACCACTGCCACATAACCTTGTTTCCCACTTTTTGATCGTACGACAAAATTTTTCATATCCTCATCCTCCGAAGTTTCTACTTTCTTTGTGCTAGTTACTACCTCATAAGGCAGTCTAAACCAGCCAACCATATAACCAACCAATCCACCACTATGACTATCCACTAATCGCCCATCAGAATACCACTTTCGTGACACACGTCGAGTGTAGCCACCACCGCCAACTTCCAGTTGATCGTTGACCCCATTACGGTTACTATCCGAATAACCATCGACATTTTGTTCCACACCTTCAAGTCCAGTACCATCAGAATCCGCTAAACAAACACCGATGTGACCAAAACCGTGACTCGGTACACGAATCACGTAAATGTCACCCGCCTGTGGATTAACCCCTACGGCATCATAGGTGACCTGAAAGCCATTGGCTTTTGCCTTATCAAGGCAGTCAATGGCATTGGTGTAAGCCATATTCTTCCCTGTTTCCTCCTGAACGATTTTGTCAATTAGAGCCACACATTGCCCACCATAAGGATTGGTAGGAACCGTCACTTTGGTATTGACTTTCGAGAGGGCATTGGCAACAACCTTTTCTTTACTTGTCATTCTCATCCTCCTTATCTTCGTTTAACTGACGTAAGACTTGTTTAATACGATTAGGCACTGGCAATCCAATACGAGTCGCATTTTCCAAGATGGACAGTCCTTCATTACTGAAGTAGAAAAAGATAACAGCTGTTCGAACTGCCCCACCTTGTTTTAAGACATGTAGGTCAATCATGTGGGCAACAGCCACCAAACAGATAATCATGGCTTTTTTGAAAATCCCTTTTTTACCGATAGAACTGGAGAGGTTCTTCTCGACAATGGCTGCCATAATCCCTGTCACATAGTCAATCAACATAAAAATCAAAAGGCCATAAAGAAAGCCATCGACTTCTCCAAAAATAGAACCGATGACCCCACCGATTCCTGAAAACACTAACTTATTTGTTGAAACTGCTTGATGCATTTTGTCTCCTTTAAGCGGTACGTCGCCACCGATAAACTGTAATATAAGGCTGTAAATTGTTATGAGCCTGTCCACCACCAGAATTGCCTGTATTATTCCCTTGAGGATACAATGAGGCACCGCCGTCTGAAGAGTAATCTCGACGTATAGCCTGGTTGCCTGAATTGGCAGAAACATATTGCGGGTGCGAGTGCACTGGCATTTCATTGATGGTTAAGGTATGAGTTTTACTACCACCTATCTTTGAAACCGTATTAAATTCACTTTCAGTTTCAGATAACCCCACTAAAACACGTCCATTCCCAAACCGCTCCCACTTCCCTCCCATAAAAGTTGAAGGACTTTCAGAACTCGTAGACTCATAAATCGTTCCAATCGGATAGAAAATATCAATCAGCTTTTTGTTACGCATAATGATATCCCCATCAAAATAGGACGGCTGACTACCATCCACATCAAGGACTCCTCTTGTCCATGCTTTACCGATTCCCATTCCAGTTGGTGATAGACCATAAACCACCTTTTCAGGACCAACTGTAAACTCAAAATGGCTTTCATAAAACAAATCTCGCAAGTGACCAATGATGGTATAAGACTTGGTTTGGTCATAGGTGCCATTCAGGGTAGCTTGAAAATTCTCTTTGGTATGTTCCGTTGTCGTACTCCAGTTGGCAGCACCTCCCACATTTGTGGTTTTCGTTCCAGTCGCTAAATCAATGATATCCCACGTCATAGTGGCTCGATTTTTCTGAGTATTGCCTACAATCAGTGGTGCAATTTTTACTTTACGAATCACATTTAATTGATTCATTGCAGTTCCAACTCGAACCGAAGTAAAGGATAATATGGGCTTAAAATACCCAAGAAGCGTAATCTCGACTTCTTTTCTTGGACTTTGTCTTCCCCTTGAATCCGTCACAAAAGCAGAGATTTTGGCTCGCCCTACATGGTTAATACCACCTACTCCGCCATTTTGTGAACTTGTTACATTCTGAAGTTGTACCCACTTGTTTCCTTCAAATTTAAACACTTCCGCTCGATAACCACTAGAAGGAATGGTTGAACCATAAATTCCTGTGACACCATTGAAGATGACCTTGGGATTTGACTCCAATGAAGCAAAGGTATTACCTGTAATGGCATTTTGAGCAATTGTATTTAAATCCGATAAACTGATAGAGGATAGACTAGGAACCACCGAACTCGGAAGTTGAAGAGTCACTTGAATACGAGACTCACCGATAACCTTTCCTCCATAAATGGTTTGTACTAAAATGGTGCCATTCCCAGAGGTCGCATTGGGGATTTGAAGGGCTAGTCTTGCAACTTCAGGTGTCCAACTACAAGAAGTAGTTGCACCTGTTGCGACCACTCCACTCAAACTACCAAATTGCCACGAAACATGATGGGTAAAGTCAGCACTTGCACGATTGATAGAAATGGTAATGGGAGACCCCATCATATTCCCAGAAACACTAGCTGTTGAGGAACGTGGAATATCTCGTAATCGTAAGAACTGATTACCCGTATTGAGTTGTCCAGGTGACCATCCACCACTTCCTGAAAAGGTCGCAGAAAAACCAATGGTCTTTTGACCATTGGAATTGTGAGCGATGGTGATGGTTTTATCAATGAGATGAAGAGAAGAGTTCATGCTATACATATCTGGTCTACCACTCCAAGAAAGAGTTTGACCATCTATTGAAACACTGGCACTACAGTTATACATTCCAAAGGTTGTTTGGCCATTTCGTAGCCACAATTGAACACGTACAGTTGAAGTATTATTGGCGGTGCTAGTTCCTGTTTCTTCTACCCTAAGTAGAAGATTGTACCCTCGGTCATTATTACTTCCATAATCTGCCATAGTCTTTCCTTTCTAAGTCTTGCTGTCGATGAAGCGACAAACCAAATGTTTGGCATTATGCCTTGCAGCTTCTAAACGATAATATCCAACTTGTAGCGTTTCAATGAATACACCATGGTGAATTTTAATCACACCAGAAGTAACGGTCATGACCGCATTCCCTGCTGATTTAATCATCATTCCTTGTGGGGTTAATTCGATAAACTCAGAATTATCTTTCTTACCAATGATGACACCATTATCACCTGCTCGCAGATAAGTGTTCACAAATTGTAAAAGTAAGGCATTACTTTTCAAATCGGCTTCAATAGCTGCGATGCGCTGTGTGTTTGCGACAAAATCCTGATTGAATTTGGCGAGTGTTTCCTTGTTACTCTTTTCAAATTCCTTATAGGTCTTGAGCCAATCAGAAACTTCACTGGCCAGTGCCCTCGCTTCCATATCCACTCGAATCGACTCCGTCTTTTCTGTTAGGATGTCCAATTGTTGCTTCATAAAACTTTGGTCGGCTTTCCCATCAATTTGCTTCATCAAATCCGCTAATGAAGGTCCAGGTGCTGTTGCGACATTCCCATCTTCAAGTTGGACATTTCGTAGCCAAACCACATCACCTTGTACCCATGTTCCAGATGATAAAGTAAAGACAAAAGAATAAGCTGCGTTACTTGAAACCTTCCAACTTGAAACCACTCGTTCCCAATTGG